AAAGAAAATCAACGCCGACGAAAGTGGGAGGAATATTACCGAAATATCGACCGAAAGAACTTTCGTATGCTGTTTGAATTATGGAAGCAATTGAGTGGCACAGAAAAGGAAGAAGTTTTGCACTACCTGAAACTCCAAGTTAGAAAGCACTTAGACTAATGGGTTCAGCCATGACTAAACGACACTTTGAAGCAATCGCTATGATTCTAGCAACAGCGATTGCTAAGAATCATGATAACCAAGTAGCTAAGATCGCCCTTGTCGATGTAGCTTACGAGTTCTGTAACTTTTGTGGAACGCAAAATGAATTGTTTGATCCTGTTCGTTTTGCTGATTACCTGGATAGTCACATAATTACTGAAAGAAAGAAGATCGAGGAGAATGAGCGAAGATACAGAGAAGAATCCCGTACTTGATACTCTAATATTAGATATCCAAGTAAACCAGTTGATTGAAGAACAATTGAAGATAGTAATGAAAGAGATGGAGGGCATGTCTATTTCAGATGCATGCACAATCTATCTAAGAAACCAGATGAAGAAACAAGAAAGACTTGATTTTTCTTAATTTTGTTCTTGACTTTAGGCTAGAATTTTCGTACTTTACACCCTGGACGGCAGAGATGCCGTATCAATTCCACTAAACAAAGAAAGAAACGATCTGATGATTTACAAGCTCAAGCTTGACATTCTTGCGAAGATTATCCCCGCGTATGTTACGGACGAAGCAGCCCGTACTATTCTGATGAATATTGTTACGCTGCGCCGTTCGCATATGCGTTTCCAAAAGAGTCTCTTCAAAGCGGATACATACACTGGAGATGATATCTCTGGTATGGTCGAGGCTTACGAGGAAGAGTTGGAAGCAAAGAAAGCTGAAGCTGCGGAATTCACTGACTAGGCTTCTAACTGAAGAATATAGAGGCCCCCTTCGGGGGGCTTCTATTTTTTTTATGTATAAGAAAGCTAATGAAGGGAACTACGGAGTTTTTCGTAGTAAATATTTGCTTCATACTACTAATGTTTTACATCCGTTTCAATAACAAAGAAAGTAAAAAGTAATGGTAGCGACTACTTACGACATTCCTGCATTGTTGGCTAAAGCGCCAGCACCCGAAACTTCTGACAGATACAGATTTATCTCAACTCAACATCTTGTTAATAGGCTTGGTGAACGGGGATGGGAACCACGGCAAGCATTCTATCGTAAATCGCGGGTGACTTCCCCGCTTTATGCGAAGCATTGCATTCGTTTCAACAACAATGATTATACGAATTTATCTCAGAACGATTCGTTTCCTGAGATTGTTCTGTATAATAGCCATGATGGTAAATCTGCTGCACAGATGATTCTTGGAATCTTTCGTATGGTTTGTTCAAATGGTATGACCATTCTGGATGAAGAGTATGAAAGATTCAACATTCCACATAGAGGCTACAAAGCTGGAGATAAGTACATCAATCACGCTATTGATAGTATGAATCTCCAATCTAATCGTGCATCGATTACGACTAGAAATTGGCAGCATTTAGAACTGTCGAGAGATACTATCAAGAACTTTTATCAAGATGCCATTAAACTTCGGTTTCCAGAAGCGGAAAACGGGGAAGAATGGATCTTTGACATCGCCCAAAGAAGCGATGATAATGGTACTAATCTCTGGACGGTATTTAATCGCTGTCAAGAATACCTTGAACGCGGTGGTTTTTCTGTTACTCATACTGCTGGTAAGAAGCCTAGAATGTCTAGGGAGCTAACCAACATTGAAACAACAAAGAAACTTAACGAAGATCTTTGGGGTCTCGGCACCAAATATTATGCTCATCTTAACTGATGGACAAAGGCTCTAAGCTTAAATTAGATAAGCTTAAAGCATTACAGGGCAGAGCGATTGCATCTAATCATGCATCGCTCTGCCTTCCTGTATATAGAAGTATTGTCTCCCGTACAACAGAGACAATATTCCCTATTATCGAGGAATTTATAGACAAGTATACTAATAAGATTGGGCGTCCAGGCTATAATGCCGCTGCATATCCAATTATAAAAGACATTGGATCTAGAAAAGCAGCGGCTATTTCATTGACTGTTGTGGTCAATCATTTCCATGCTCCTCATTCATATCAATCAATAGCGACTAAGATTGGCGCTGAGATTGCTAATGAATGGGTATTGCAGCAGGAAGATCCAAAACTTATTGCGAACATTAATAAGTTTCGCTTTGGTAACATTGGAACACAGCGCCGAATGGATTATCTTAGAAAAACTCTAGGAGATATCAAAGGTCAGGCGTTGCAAACAGTAGATACAGTAACAAGAGCGGCTATTGGAAATATCTTGCTTGGTATCATTTTAAGAACTGATTTAATTAAAAAGGAACGAACAAATAAACGCGATGTGTACAACATCCGAGCATCCAGTTCTGTTATTGAATACCTTGAGAAAGCAATTAACACACAAGCGGCACGCTCCCCTATACTTGGACCTATTCTTCGCCCTATCATTACAGATGTAAATAGCCATTTTATCAAGCCCCAAAAAGGCCGATACATCTGCGAGTCTACAGTCGAAAGTAATGACTGCAATATCATTCGTGCGGCAAACTTACTAAATTCCTCTAAATGGGCGCTTGATGAGGAGCAATATAACTTTATTAAAGAATGTGCATTGTCTCGCACAAGTATTCTGGGGCTTCCGTATGTATTTAGTGGTGAGTTTCCTCGCTACACTAAAGAGATGTCTCAACAGCAGAAAACCGATGTAAAAAAGTTGCGAGCCAAACTGTACTCGAAGAAAAATAAAAACACGGCCCAAAGGGTACGCCTTTTATCAAGTTTGAGCATGCTTTCTGATTATATTGGTGAAACATGCTATTTTGAGAGTCAGGCAGATTTCCGTGGTCGTTTATACTTAAAGTCTAACTTAATCTCATATCAAGGCCCTGATTGGCTGCGAAGTTTATGGAAATTCAAAGAAGCACAGCCAATTGAAACAAAAGAGCAGCGAAACTGGTTATTTATCCATGCCGCTAACTGCTACGGGCATAATCGCATTAGTTTCGAGGATAGAATTGCGTTTATACTCAATAATAGAAAAGAAATTCAAAAAATTGCTAACAATCCCTGGGAAATGCTCTCTACACTGGAAAAAGCAGAAGACCCATTCAGATTTCTTGCAGCATGTCGTGAGGTAAGTTGTTTCTTCACAGAGGGTTACGGTTATCAATCATCTATTCCTGTGCAGATGGATGCAACCTCTCAAGGAATTCAAATATGGTCAACTCTTGCAGAAGATATTGATCTCATGAAAGCATCTAATGTTATTGCTGATGGCACATTACCTAAAGATATCTATCAGGATCTTGCTGATACAATCAATGACAGTGCCCGCACATCAAACAATCCAGACTGTACATATTTCAGAAGAAATCCCATTGATCGTAAACTTGCTAAATCTGCCCTTATAATTATACCTTATGGGGGTACTATCTATGCTATTAGAGAACTTGTTGACTCAAAAGATTGGGACGCCCCTTTCAGAGCCCGTGGCTGGCTCTCTAAGGAGCTTTGGGAACAAGCGCGGGATATCCTGCATTCAATCGTCAAGTGCCAGGAGCGGGCCTCCCAGGCCGTTAGAACGCATCTTAAGGATAACCCTGGGACTCGGGTATACGAGTGGGACACTCCGAATGGATTGCATGTAAGACAAAGGTATATGAAAGACAAACGAATAAGAATCAAGAATGCCCTTGACCAGACAATTCATTCATATAGAATTGAGACAGACTCAGTAGACATACGCCGCAGTGCATTGGCTTTTCCTCCTAACTTTATTCATAGTCTTGATTCGTCTATCCTATGTCTAGGACTAATTAATAGTAATAGTAATCATAGTGTTAAGGACTTCATGGCTATCCATGACTGTGTAGGGGTTCATGCTTCCTATGCACAAGATGTACATACTGAGTTGTCTATGGCCTTTAAAGAGGTGTTAAACAGCCAAAATATCTTTCAATTTTTATCATTTTCCTCTTGCAATGGCCTTAAAGGTCGCTATAATGGAGGAGTATTTGAGAGAGAAAGTGTTAAACTTTCTCGATACCTTTTTTCTTAATCCTTTACTAACAAAGATAACTAACTAATGCCTAAAAAGAATGCGTTCAACGCAAACGAGTACCAAATTAAATTTGAATCTCCTACTGGGGAAGCAAAGTGGGCTTGCCTGAAAACTCCTAAAGTATGGACTGAAGGAGAGAAAGGAAATTATCAAATTTCCCTTATGGTTCCTAAAGAGGAAGCGCAGGATCTAATTGATCAATGCGTAGCTATGCGAGATCGTATCGCACAAATTATCGGGGAAGGTGATGAGGTGCGTATGTCCCCGTATGATCCGTGGAAAGAAGATGGGGATCAAATTGAATTTCGTTTCAAGAAACCACACTTTCCTGCAAACGATAAATTCCCTGCTTCTCGTCCTGTCCCTACATACCTTGAAGATGGAAGTAAGGTAGATTGGGATAATACGGAATGGGCCGTGGGTAATGGTAGTACCGTTAAGATTGGTGGATTTATTCGCCCTTACTATGTCGGTACTATGGGACTTGGTATTACTTTGCGCCTGGGTGCTGTCAAAGTATATAAGTTGGAGAAGTATACTGGAGCTACCGAAGATTTCGGATTTGGTTCAGATACTTCTGGTAATGAAAACGAAGAGGAATTTGCAGAATCGGATTTCTAAGTGTTTGAGTTAGTCTCCTAGTTTGAAGGGAGTCCCTGGTCGTAATGTCCAGGGGCTCTCTTCTTTTTTTTAGTTGGTGCCTACATGATTTTAATACAAGGAACAATCCTCCCCACAGGTATTAATACATTAATACGAATGCATTGGGCCAAGCGAAAAAAGAAACAACAAGAGATTATAGAGGACATTACACAAAACAATCCAAAGGCGCTGACTACACCCTTTGGATGCCCTGTTAATATCTTGTATACACGGAAATCTACACGGTATATGGATTGGGATAATGCTGCGGGATCATTCAAATTGATTGGTGATGCCCTTGTTACCCTTGGTATTATAATAGATGATAACCCTAATGTGGTGATTAACTTCCAAGTTAAGCAGCAGAAAGTGAAGAAGAGGGATGAGCAAGGATACGAAGTCCTCATTTGTAAGGCATCTTCCGTGTCCAAAATGCGGATCGAGTGATGCTAATTCGTTATACGATGATAACCATACATACTGTTTTTCCTGTGAAACCACTGGAAAATTTGACGATGAGGAAAGTACAATAGAAACAAAACCGAAACCTGTGGCTGCATCTTCAACTCGGAAGTTTAAAGCCCTTACTAAGAGAAAGATCTCTAAAGATACATGCCAGTTCTATGAGTACAGTCAGGGTATGTATGGTGGAAACCCTGCACATTTTGCACAGTATCATACTGCTGATGGTGAGCCCGCTGGAATAAAGGTTAGACTCCCTGATAAACGATTCGTGTGGCTTGGGACACAACCAGGAACATTCTACGCACAGCATAAATATAATGCTGGCAAGATGTTGGTTGTTACTGAAGGAGAGATTGATGCTCTCTCGTATGCAGAGACACACAAATGCCGCTGGCCTACCGTATCAATACCGAACGGTGCCCAGGGAGCTACTGCTGTCTTTAAAAGAAATCTTGAATGGCTTGCTGGTTTCCAGAAAGTTATTCTTATGTTCGATCAGGATGAGCCTGGTAGGAAAGCTGCTGAAGAGTGTGCTATTTTACTCCCTCCTGGTAAAGCATACATTGCTAATCTCTCTAAGAAAGATCCTAGCGATGTACTGTGCAACGGTAAGGCCGAGGAACTTACTCGGGCTGTCTTTGCTGCAAAGGAATATATTCCTGGTGGTCTTGTTAAAGGAGAAGACCTATGGGATGTTGTTTCTACTGTTCCTGATATTCAATCCATCGCTTATCCCTGGCTTTCCATGCAAAGGAAAACAAGAGGATTAAGAATGGGTGAACTCTGTACTGTCACGGCAGGTACAGGGATTGGAAAGTCCCAGGTATGTAGAGAGATTGCATACCAATTATCAAGAGAATGGAAGATCGGATACTTTGCTCTAGAAGAAAGCGTTAGAAAGACTGCGTTATCTTTCATGGCTCTGTACCTTGGTACTCCACTCTATAATCTAGAGGAAAACTATGGTTCTTTCTCCGATGAAACTCTTAAAGCAGCTTTTGACGAATCGGTTGGATCTGGTAATCTTATTCTGTTTGATCATTTCGGTTCTCTTCATTCTGAACGCCTTATTACAAAGGTAAGGTATGCAATCAAAGCTTTAGATTGCAAGCTGATCTTCTTGGATCACCTCAGTATCGTGGTCAGTGAATTCGCTGATTCAATGGAGCGTACTGCTATTGATGTTACCATGACTAAGCTTCGTTCTCTCGTAGAAGAGACAGGCTGTGCTATGATTCTTGTATCACATCTGCGTAGAGCAGATGGTAGAGCGCATGAAGAGGGCGGGGCTGTTAGTCTCTCTCAATTGCGTGGTTCACATAGTATTGCACAACTATCTGACATATGCATTGGACTGGAGAGATCACAACAAGCAGAGGGAGATGAAAGCAACTTGATGCACATCCGAATTCTAAAGAACAGATATAGCGGAGAAACTGGCCCGTCTGGATACTTGAGATTTGATCCGCGTACTGGCAGATTAAATAACCATGATGATGAGCCCGATACTGATAACGAATTTGAGGACATGGCGTGATTAAACGAGATTACGAAACAGATCCGTTATCAATCATGGAGCATCCAAAGGATATAACCTTTGACATTGAAGCAGATGGATATTTGCATGACGCAACAAAGATCCATTGCATTTCCATTAGCCTTAATGGGCTAGAGCCGGTGTGTTACACTGACATTGACAAAGCCATAACCATTCTGAAACAAGGAGATACCTTAATTGGACACAACATTATTCTATACGATCTTCCTTTGCTTGATCGTTTACATGATTTTCATTTTGCTGAGAAGGTAATCCTTTACGATACGCTGACACTGGCTAAGATTGTGTGGCCCGACATCTTTAATAAAGATTCTAGCCTAAATAATTTACCTAAAAAATATTGGGGACGATATAGCCTCCGCTCTTTTGGATACAGACTAAACATGCATAAAGGAGAAATGACAGAGTTTGAGACATACTCGCCAGAAATGGGTGAGTATTGTAATCAAGATGTCCGTGTCACTAACAAGTTATATCTAATGCTTCGTGAGACTGGTATATCAGCCCGTGCAGCAGAATTAGAGATGGGATTTGCTGAACTTGCTAGTGAAATGGAGATGCATGGTATTCATTTTGATATTGACGCGGCCTTGGGTCTGTACTCTGAGCTATTAAAAGAGAAAGGTAAGCTTCTAGAGGTTGTTGAATCTCTTGTACCACCAAAAATAGAGGAGCTACGCACTCCTAAATACTGGTTAGATGAGGAAACAGAAGTACAATATTCAAAGAAAGGGGATGCCCCAATACCAGTAAGAAAGTATCTTACTCGGGGGCCAAACAAGGTAAGGATTACCCCGTTTAATCCTCTGTCCAGACAGCAAGTAGCTGCCTACTTAATATCACAAGGCTGGAAGCCAAAGCATACGACAGTTACAGGAAAGCCCAAAGTAGATGAGGGTACTTTGAAAAGTATCCGAGGAATTAAAGGGACAAAAGAGCTTGCATCTCTGTATCGCCTCTCTAAAATGATGGGCATGCTGGCCGAAGGTAAAGAAGCATGGCTTAAACTTGTAAGAGGGAACCGCATTCATCCCCACTTGAACACAATAGGCACAGTCTCAGGAAGGACATCATGTGTACGCCCAAATCTCCAGCAGGTTCCAAGTGCTAGGCTACCATATGGGAAGGAATGTAGACAACTATTTACAGCTTCTCCTGATATGTGCCTTATTGGTGCTGATGCTAGTAGCCTTGAGGTTCGTTGTTTCGCCCATTATATGTCAAAGTTTGATAACAATGAGTTCGCTAGTGAAGTTGTTTCTGGAGATATCCACCAGTTTAATGCTGACCTAATGAAATGCGATAGACAAACGGCAAAGAATACATTCTTTGCATTGATCTATGGTGCTTCTTATAAAAAGATTGCCAGCATGCTCGGTATTAAGCAGGCAGAAGCTAGAGAACTTACTGAGACTTTGTTTGAAGAACGCCCTGCAATGCAGAGCCTTATTAATAGCATCAAACGCGCCGCTAATACGAGAGGTTACTTGCTAGGCTTAGATGGTAGGAAACTAATACCTAGATCCATACATAGTAGTGTGAATCTTCTCATTCAAGCAGCAGGGAGTTGCGTATCAAAACAAGCTGCTGTAAACTTCCACGATGTATCAGTAAGAATGGGTTGGTGGCTTGCAGGAACTAGGTTGGTTGGTTTTATTCATGATGAAGTATTGATTGAAACTACAAAAGAAATGGCACCTACAATTAAGCGTGGCATTGTTGGTAGCTTTGTTAAAACAACAAGAGACTTTAAGTTACGCTGTCCCATGAATGGAGAAAGTAAACAAGGAATGACATGGTATGATGTACACTAATAAACTAGCCCTGATTGATGCAGACATTGCATACCATCGTGCAGCATTTAGCTGTGAAAGTGAATTTACATTTGATGATCAAAAGATTCGTACTGCGGAGTCTGCTGATGTTGCTGATATGTTTCATCGGATTCTTTCTAGCACTCTCTCTCATCTCAAAACAGATCGCTTTATACTTTGCTGGTCTAGCAACACGAATTTCCGGCACGATATCCTTAGCTCCTACAAAAAGAATAGAGAAAATGTACGCAGACCACAAGTTGATATCGAAGTAAAGAGTTGCTTCCAGCACAGATACCCAAGTATTTTAGTGAGTAGGCTGGAGGCTGATGATATCATGGGCCTACTCTCTGGCCCTGATAATGTCATTGTATCTGACGATAAGGATTTGCTGACAGTCCCAGGTCTGCATTACATTCCGCGTAAGCCCGAACTAGGTGTCTTTGATGTCTCCCCAGAGGAGGCGCATTATAAATGGTTTAAACAAATCCTCATGGGCGACCG